GTGGGTGGGCCCGAAGATCACAAGCGAACGAGCAGCGATCAAGCTTCCGAGGAGGACTCAAGCAACAAGCGCTGAATGTGTTCCCAATCATTGATTGCGAGGGAAGGTGTTTCTCGGTGGTCTACAAGCAGACCGGGGATCGACTTACTCTCGTAAAGTTTTACGAGGTTAAGGGAAGGCTGCTGTACTAGGATAAAGTTCCGTTTTGGTCGTGTGAGATGAAACAACTTTTGATGAGGTGAAAAGTGTATTTTATTAGACTTAACTACTTTAAGCTCAACCATAAAAAATCCGCATGAATCATGATAACCAAGTAGGTCAGGCACACCAAAGGATGCCCAAGATTCTAGCCTAGTCCACTGGATTTTAGGTGTATTTTTCTTTAACAACTTCCAGAATTTAGATTCATTTTTCATCGAATTATTTATTAGTCGTACAGCCTTATTGACTTATAATCGTACGGGTGTTAAAAGTCAAACATGCCAAAACAACCAACATTAACAGACAGACAGCGTAAATTCGCTGAGTCTTTGGTGTACGAAGCAGGACGTAAAAGTCCAGCCGAGTGTGCCTTTGAAGCAGGATACAGAACAAGACCAAGACAAGCTGCATCCGAATTAAAAAACCCAAAAATATATCCACTCGTAGCTCAGTATATAGGAGAGTTAAGAAACGAAGCTATGGAGAAGTATGGAATTAACTTTCAAAAACATTTAATGGAGTTATCTAAAATTAGAGATGAGGCTAGAAAAAAAGGTGCCTTTTCTGCTGCAGGTAATATGGAAATAGCCAGAGGTAAAGTAGGTGGCCTGTATGTTGAGAAGAGAGTAAACGTCAACGCAAATATGGATATAGAATCCCTATCTCCAGAAGAGCTTCAGGCTAAACTAGATAGTATGTACGACGAAGATATAAAGGATGTTACCCCAAAAGAAGAGTCAGAAGAATCAGAATTAAAACAAGACCCTGAATCCGATTAGTCGCTTCGTTTGCTCTGCAATATAACTCGTGATATTTTATTGCTATTTTTTTTATTAGTCCCATAATTTACTCCTTGTGGGTTAGGACCACGCACTGGTGGTAATAAGTTCCATTTTACATTAGGCATATTCTTTGTCAATGTAGGATTAGATTTTTTATCGCTCACTTATTTTCTCCATTTTAATTACACACCCTAACGGAAACACATTTCTGTCAGAAAATAACTCATCATTCTCTTCATAAGATGCAAAGGTCCAAAGGTATTTTTTGTTTTTAAAAAATACATACGCATGAGTTATCATAGTGGAAGGAATCAAACCAAGTGAGTCATGGGCTGTGGCATGGCCCGAGTCACCAGTCGGATCAATCCAAGTAATTTTGTAATAATAATACCTCTTCTTGTTAATAACAACAGATTTGTATTTAGATTTTTTAGGACGTCTCATATTCTATCTTATACTGCATAGGGAGATTTTTGGGCAAAAAAGTTTTTAAAAAAACAAAAAAGGTCGCGCGCGCCGAGTAGGGAACTGTGCCAGGCTGTGCCAACACCCTTGGCACACCTATTAACAAGGAATACCAACGATAATAGCTCAATTTTACCCTGTGCCAACTGTGCCAGAGGTTTTTTTTGATCACAGAAAAAAAAATTTGCCCTAGAATTCCACTATACATTGGCACAGCTACAGCTCCATTTTCTTGTTAAAATTAAGACTAGACGTATTCGTGCCATAATTTATTATTTTTTTAACCCCAGCGCCTTGTAATTCTATCTCAGCGTATGGTTTCCATTGTTTACGAATCAGATTTAACTCTAAAATCAGATTCGACCATTGTTTGGGACTTATGTTTTTCCCTACTATAGTCACCTTTTTCATAATCTATACACAATTTACCCTCTAAATGGTCCATTTCGTGTTGTATGCACCGAGCCTCTAAATTGTAAAATGTTTTTTTCTCCTCCTTTCCTTCTTCATCTTGATACTTTAGAATAATTCTAAGGTGTCTTTTTACATCTCCTTGTTTACCTGGAGCTGACAGACAACCTTCAGTATCACGTAATGTTTCAATAGATTTCTCTACTATTTCAGGATTAATATATACTTTATTGTTTTCTCTACTACGTGAACAATCCATTACAAACATTCTTAATTGATATCCTACTTGGATAGCAGCCAGTCCAATACCATGATGTTGATACATAGCTCGAGTCATCCAAAGAATAAGTCTTTTGGTTTTATCATCCAAAGGAAACTTAACTGGATAAGACTCACTACGTAAAAATACGTCAGGATATTTTACTAGCTCTATATGCATGGGGTTTCCACTCTCGCTTCCACCCCACTCCCAAGGGATTTTGTCATGATTGTTTAAATGTAGGTGATCTAAATCTTTCTAGCTTCTCAGGTTTTAAAACTAAACGTGCTGGTTCTGGTGAATTGATTAACCTACTCTCTTGTAATTCTATTTTTCTAACAGCTTCTAAGTGTCCATCCATAGTTTCAATGTAGATAGGGCAATCAGATACTATTGTACCTTTTTCATTTAAAGTAAATTTACCCAATATTTGTTGTAGATCTCTTACTCTCATCTATTTTCCTTCCTATTTTTTTAATTAACTCATACCACTTACGGCCCCACATCTCTCTTATTTCACCAGATGTATTCCAATAAGCTTTAGCTATATTATCCAATCTCTTTTGATCTTGACTTATAATATTCATCCACCCTCCTTAAAAAGTTATGTTTATATTTTTGGAACTCACTACCTTCAACTACAAACTCTTGGTAATAATTATCTTTGCTACACATCATAATTACACCCTTGGTTATTTTGGTATTGAATAAGATGTTATGCGCCATAGCATATGCAGCTAACTGCAGACAATAATCTTCAATCCATTCTCTCTTCTTTGGCTTGTTAGTTTGCTTGAAGTCTATAATGGCGTCAGCTCCCTTATGTACACCTACTAAATCTGTTTGGCCTGCGTATAGACCTGGGTAGTATAAAGTACATTCTGTGCCGTAATATTCTGTAACATTTGATAAACCACCTTGAATAACTTGTAATGCCATGTTGTGTGCTTGTTTACCAACTGATGTCTCATCTAAATAACCTTGATCTAATATATACATTTCAAGAATTTTGTGCATTGCTGTGCCTCTAGCTGCCGATTCATCCACGATCCGCGTCGCTTCCTCCTCTCCCTTCGAAGCTCGCCACGCTGCTAACGCTTCGCGCTTCTCGGCTGGTTGAGTTTGGTCTAGGATGGTCGTCACTGATGGCAGCTTCTCTTTATCAAAAACGTAGTGACGTTTACCTTCTATCTTCTCACGTTGAGTCTTCGGGTATTTATAACAATTATTTTTTTTCATTCTTTATATCCCATCTTTTTTACTTTATATTTATTAACAAAATTTTCTTCAATAGAATCATTATATAAATCTAATATGGCTTGACACATATCAATACTAACAGATCCTTTTTTATTATTAGCATCCCACGTACAAAAAATTGTATTAACAGGAGTGTACCCATGTTTTACATTAATCCGATCGGCTGATACATTTGTCAATGTTCTTTTCTTAGCTCCTCTTACAGTTGTCATTGTAACTCTTGTGTAAGGACAAACCCATCCCCATTTTTTTTTCTGATCTAACCAATGTTGCCACCACTCTTCCCATTTAAAATCAAAAGATTGATTTTTTTTACGAGCACTTTTTCTAGACGTACTAAACAATGCTCGCATATATCCTCGTTCCGTGTTTAAATATTCAAAATCTTTTGTTCTTCTTTCATTATAAGTTTTTTTTCTATACTCTATGTTTTCAGGGATTTGACTTCGTGGAACCCACTCTCCAGGTGTTACTTCATAAAAAAGTGTGGGAGTTTTATTACCTTCACGTGTTATGTATTTAATATTATATCCTAAAGATCTACCTCCCATGATTACTCCAAACTCATTAATCTTTTGTAGTCATCTAAACTTACAACCTTACCTTCCATAATTTTTTCATCAGAGTAATGTTGTATGACTTGTTGTATCTTAGGTAGTTTAGTGTGGGACCATGGCCATATTAAACAACACACATGAAATGCATCTCTAAATGTGCAACGCCATCGCCATTGCATTAAATACTTTGTACCATCTTTGCGTCTACCTTTGCGTGGTTTTTTATTTAACGTGCCAACGCCTAACGTTTGATGTAACCAAGTTAATACTGATCTATCTGTCATGGTTACTTCCATACTTAATCTTAAACTGTTTGATATTCTGTAGCCGGGTTTGCCTTGGTGCTTCTTTTTCTTTTCCGGTCCACGTTTGAAGTGTATTGAGCCCTCGCCATCGAAGAGGCCAGCTATGTAAGCCCTGTCTGTTTCTGGTATCATTAATCATCCTTATATAAAATTTGTTCTTTACCATCGTAATCGTAGTAATAACCAGTTATCTCCTTTCTCTTTCTTTTATATTTCTTTTTAGATTCTACTTTCTTACTTCTAAATTTTGGTGTTCGGAGTTGTTTAGCTACAGGATTTTTGGTCACTGCAGCCTCGCTGACGCTGCCATTGATTGCAGCTCCTCTAACGTAGGCTCTTCTAAATCTAACTCGCCTTGAGATTTACATTTATCACATTGTACAATCATGTCGTAAACTTTATTGTACCCGTTGCCCTTACACTCAGGACATATGTATTTATGATTAGCTACTTTTATCTTTTCCATTTTTCTTTACACCTTTATTATCTAGAAAAAATCTAATTAATCTACCGATCATTTTAGATCTTGTCCTATTTGTTTTTGTTGCAAGCACTCCTAATTGTTCCCAGTCATCGCGAGGAACAGAGAGTGATTTGTATTTAGCTGGATCAGCCATTGTATTCCTTTCTTGTTATTATTATTCTCACTTATGGGAATATATACTAAAAAACAGGTATTGCAAGTATTATTTTTTTAATATAAAAGAAAAGTCTCTTCTCACACCTTTTGTTTGTTCGTCCCTTTCTTGGGACGGACAGACAGTTATGTGGTGATTTTACCCTGATCTTTTACAGGGCTACATATAAATTTAGGATACAACTGTAAGTTGTTTATATTTTCTTCAGTAAAATTACCTTCCGCAAACAATACTTCGTAAGACTCAGATAGTCCTGCACGTATGCAATCATAATGATTGTCAAATGTTTTTGGATATTGGTTGTTGGTGTAACAATCTCCGCTCGCAACAGAGCATATAAACACCGTCAATAAAAATTTCATTATTTCCCCTGGCCGCGATATTTTTTCCACGAACGCCTACGCGACTTATTCATTTTTGCTTTGCTTGGATTACGTCCAATCGAAGTTTTATGAAATGTGGTTTCGTGTGCTATAAAATCTTTAAACTTTTTCGCCATCGTCCGTCCATTCTTTTACGTAAGGTTTTGTACCTTCTGGTGCAATGATGGCCGGCAAATAAGTTATTTTACCATTGACGTGCTGCTGTAAATCAGCACCACAATTCATGCATCTATATAATTCTTTTGTAAGACCAACTAACAAAGTAAACTCACTACAAGTTGGACATTTTCCATTTACTATTTCTGCGGTTAATCTCATTCTAATCTATTATCAATTTCTTGATGCTCTTACTACCGTCAATATTGTCCTCTAATTCTGCCTGACCCTTCCAGCATTTGTACATAACTGATTCAGAATATTCACGTTCCGCGTGTCTCTTGCCGCGTAAACATTGAGCCATGCCGTCAACCTGTAAACGCGCCTCCTTAATCTCTGCGTTTACAAACATAAGCAGGGCTACCACAGATTCTATCATTGTGAGTAACTCCCATTCTTGTAGCCAATCTCACGATTAGCATCTTTTAATTTTTCAATATCTTCCAAAACTTTATCCATTTGTGTTCTTAAAAATTGTATGTTTACTTTGTTTAACGCCATGTCTTCAACGTGTTTGTTAATTTTATCCGTGGTCTTATAAAGATCCTCGATCATCATGAACTGCTCCGAGTCCGCGGGAAGTGATCCAAGTTGGCCCCGTGGCCATTTGATTCTAAACTCTGTATTCTCTTCAAGATCTTTCTCCATTATCTGTATTCGAGTGTCCGCAACATTGAGACGTTCTATGATTTGAAAATAGCCCATGGTGCCGAGTGCTACGATAATTATCAATGAAGCTACCGTCTTCATTGGCATTTGCACAGCCGCTTCTTCAGATATGTTTAAAGGTTTTTTGCTCATCTAGGTATGTACCCGGGTTCCATGAAGAAAGCCATCAGAACAAATAGTATAATCAATACTCCTGTAAAATAGTAATTCATTCCTGGCTACCTCTATTGTCATAGCCAAGTATAATATATTATTTGTCGTCTATTTGATAGAACATTTTGTCCGTATCCTCAGTAATCCAGCCTTTATTCTCAACATTCCATTCTGTAGTTTGGACCTTATAATCTGGTATGTCGTCTCGAGTGGTAAAATTACTAATATTCCAAAGAATACGATTATTAGGTTGAATTGAATAGTTACCATTATCAAGAGCCATAACATGTCCACACTTATGCTCATGAGGAATCTCACTATGTTCAGTGTCCAAAATGTTAGTCTCTGGATGACACCAGTCAATGGTGAACATATATTCACCATAATATAATTTTTTATCTTTTCCGAAATATTTACCGCGTTGTGATGTTAGATAACCAAAATGATGCACACTAGGATAATAACTAAAGCTATTCCACAGTTGAAGGGCGTCAACTTGCATATCTGGCACGCTTTTTCTGTCAAAATCTTTTTGAAAAAACGCTGATATAGGCAATCTAAAAAAGACCGCACCGTTTGGTAACATAATGTGAAATAGTGTTGCAGCACCTGCCATACTGGCAAGACCAAAGACCACACACTCTTCACTTTCTCCGTGATGTTTTTTAAAATCATAAAGATACTCCTTTCGTACTTTACAATAAATTGGTGGGATATCTGCATTTAATAAAGCCATTACTTAATATCGCCCCAATTTTCTCCTTGTTCATAATCCACTTTGTTTGGAACTTTTAACTCTACTGCTGATTCCATTATGCTAATTATTTCTTCAGCTTTTTCTGGAGATTCAACAGAGATATCCACTTCATCGTGAATTTGTATGTGTGGTATTATACCATTTTCATACAATGCAACCATACTTTTTTTAGTCATATCTGCAGCACTTCCTTGTATTAATTTATTCAAAGCTTTGTATGTAAACGCACGTTTCAAAGGTTCATCATATTCTTTTCGCGCTTGTTCTAGCGGTAAAGGTTTAAATACACCAAATTGCACCGGCTGCCAAAGATCGAAATGACACGCTCTACCTAATAAAGTTCTAATCTTACCTCTATCATTTGCTTTTCTAGATACATTATCCATTAATTGTTTTACGAATGGAGCTCTGTTGTGGTATTGTTTTATTAATTTTTCTGCTGAGTCTTTCATTAAACCTAACTCTGCCATTAATTTATTTTTACCCATGCCATACATTAAACCAAGATTAATTGTTTTAGCTTGTTTACGTTCAATGCCTGCCATGTCCGCAACAACCTGGTGAAAGTCTGCATCACCTGCATTGTATGCACCAACAATTTCATCAACACCAGATAAGTTTTGTAACTTTGCATAGTGTACTAATATTCTAGGTTCTTGTTGTGAGTAGTCAAAGGATCCCCACTTTGTATTTTGTTCTGGAATAAAAATAGATCTAATCAAAGGACCTAACTCTGGATGTCTTGCAGGTATCTGTTGTAGGTTAGGATTACTCATACTAAATCTACCAGTCACTGTTCCACCACTATCAGATCTAATTTGATTTATATCTGCATGTATTCTACCATTGACTGCATGTTTAGTTATTGAATCTATGAATGTGCTGTGTGCTTTATTTATTTCTCTTGCTTCAGCAATTGCTTTTGGTAATTCATGTGGATGGTTTTGTAAAAAGTTTTTTGTAAAACTTGGTTCTTTACTTTTTTCTGTCCTGTCATACGGAAGTTTTAATTTATCAAATGCTTTTGCAATACTACGAGCTGCCATGATTTCTACGTCAACTCCTGTTAAACCTTTGATTTTACTTAATATTTTTTTCTCTTTGTGTATTAAAGAATTTTTAATATCATCTGCTTTTTCTAGATCAACTCGGACTCCTTTAAATCTCATGTCTACCAAACAAGGAAATAATTTTGTCTCCAGGTTAAATATATCCCACAACTCCTCTTGATATAATTCTGTCTCTAATCTTTTCCAAAGTTTAAGTGTAGACTCTGCATCACGTTCAGCGTACTGCCCCACAAACATTGCAGGCAATCTCCACAAATCTTTTTTAGCATCGATCCCATATTCTTTTGCAGCTGCGTTTAAAACACTTTCATCTTTACCCATACCTATATAGTGTCTTGCTAGTGTGTTTAATTGATAAGAGAGTCTGTTCTCATCAATCAAAGACGCTGCTATCATTGTGTCTACTATTTTACCTTTAATTGATAGACCTGCAGATCGTAACCAACATATGTCATACATTGCATTATGAAATATAAAAGTAGTATCTGTTTGATTAAACATATCTTGCAACCAAGATAAGACCAGTTTTTTATCCATATTGCCATTAGACTCGTGTTGTATAGGAAAATACCCTGACCAGCCCTCTACGGCCACCGCAATGCCAGCAATGTGCCCTTTTCCGGTAACATTACCAGAGCCTAGCTCTTTTAAATGTGGATCATTGGTTTCTAAATCGATTGCTATTTCTTTGGCGCCTCGAAGATCTTTTAATTCTTCTGGCATAACCCATTCTGTCTCTGGTGTAAACAGAGGTATCTGTGTGCTTCTCACTTATAATCCCTTTCAATTATCATCTCGATAAAATGAATGGCCTTCAACAAGTCTTGCTTCTTGCCTTTATCTTGATGCCTGATTATGTATTTTATAGCGCATCCTTCCGGATATAGCAACTTATTCTCCACCACAAATTTACTTGGCTGTATCACATATTTTTGGTAGTGATTTCCGCCATGCTGTTTGTCCCAAACTTTTTTACTCATAACAAATAAGCTTTATCAAAATCTCTTGGATCCAAGACGTGTAATTCACGCTTCGCTCTCGTCGCCCCAGTGTAAAACAATCTATGTAATTCATCTGGGTCATGACTAAATGTTTCAAGCGCTGCATTAGTTATGTCTTGCATCAATAAGACTTTATCAGCTTCACCTCCTTTCGCTCCGTGTATTGTTGACATTTGTATACGAGGATTTTTATTTAGTGTTTCACCATTCGCCCTCATATTACGAATGTAATTTTCTGTAATACCATCAAGTCCCTCAAAAGATTCATACCAAACTGCTGACACTAACAATCCATGTTCCTTTTGACATTCTTCTAATGTGTATTTAATTTCCGCATGTAATGTTTTACCTTTTCTAAATCCTTCCAACACATTTGATCCAAGGTATTCATAAATATTTTTTATTTCTAAATGATTTAGTAATGATCCTTTACGCCATGCTTCCCAATTATTTAATGCTAACAATAGTTTAAGTGGTATGGAGTTACGTCCTTTAAAAGAGTAGTACCAACCCCGCAGCTCACATACTTCTTTTACGGAATCTAAAAAATGATTTGCAGAAGACAACACCAACCAATTCCCTTCAGCCATATCTACCTGTGTGATGTCAGAATACCTACACAAGATTCCTTCTTCAGTTCTTGGTTTATATTCTTTGTCAAATCTATTTTGCACTTGACCTATTATTTTTTGTGACAATTCATGTATAGGTCCTCCAGGTATACGATAAGACTGATCTAATGTTTTTATATCATCAACTTCTTCTTTGAGTGCAATAAAATGATCTACGTCCGCACCTGCCCATTTAAATATTGCTTGATCATCATCACCTGCGATATAAGTTTTTTCTGCATGACTCCAAATCTTTCTTACCATTTCCCACTGCAACAAAGATAAATCTTGTGCCTCATCTATGAATAAAACTTTGAATTTATTATAATTTTCTTTAGTCAAGAAATCTTCTAACAAGTCATTAAAATCCTTTAAACCCTTTTCTTGTTTAAATCTTTTTAGTTCTTCTGCTAAAAGATACAAAGTGTTGCGCTCAATATCTAAACTGTTTTGTCTAGAATCATAATACTCTAACAAATCCATTCTTTTTACAGCTGCTGTATTTATTATTGTAAGGTATTCATTATCAGAATTAAATGTGCCATCACTTTCAGAAAACTTCGCAGTTTTAATTGGCAGCCCACACTTTTCACCAAACTCTTTATAGTCTTCGGTGCCCATCATTTTTTCTCGAGTCATACCTAGCTGATTAAATGCGTAAGAGTGAAGTGTTCTAAAGAAAGCTAGATCATTTTCTACATCCAGGCCAAACTTATCCGCGGCCCTCGTTGCTGCCTCCGTTGCAGCTTTTTTAGTAAACGAAAAATAACCTATTTGTTTAGGTCTTATTCCGTCTTGTATGAACTGGTCTACCAAGTTTAACAATGTTGTTGTTTTGCCAGTCCCTGGTGGACCTAAAATTATTGTTTTCATATGCTTGATTAATGCACTCCTTTGATTCTTTTTTAAATTTATTGTCCCACAACCATTTTGCGTGACGTATTAAAATTATATTTTTTTCACTACGCATTAAAAATTCTCCTCTTGGTAAGGCACCTTAGAAACAGAAGCCTCAGTTTGTTTCATTGTTTTTATTTTAATTAATCTTGGTTGTTGTTTTTTGATACGGATTCTTTCTTCACCTTCAAACACTTCCAATTGTTTTATTAAATTACCTGTTTGATTCTTATCTTTTTCCCAATGATTTCTTTTACAAAAATTATAAAAGTCTTCCATTCTAAAATATGTAAATTCTCTTTTCTCATCGGTGTATGGTAGTTTGTTTAATATATCATCCCAAGTTCTTGCTGATTGTCTATTAGTTGTCCAGTCTTGTAATAGTCCTGTAAGTTCATTGACTGGGTCTAAAGACTCTAGTGGCTCAACCTCCTGGAGTCCCATCATCATAGGTTTGAGAAAATGTTGTTTCCAATCTTGTGCTTTAGGTACAGGCACAACTAAATTAGCTTGATCTAAACATGCTAACGCAAACAATTGTGCACTATAAAGTTGTTCTGATTTTAATTGTATTCTTTTTTTATCTACACTTAAAAACCATTCTGGAGGTTTAGAAGCATACTTTGTAAGACTTCCTAATACTGGCATCTCTTCTTCACCAAAACCTACACCAAATCTTTTTGTTCTACATAAACCAGATTGACATACTGCATTTATAGGTGAGTCTTTACATCTGTATTTGTCATAACCTTTTCTGTTTACAGATTTAATTAGTTGTTGGACTTCACTATTGCTTAATGGTGGATCCATGTATTCTAAATTAGCACCCACGATTTTATCTTCCCAAGTATCTGGTGCAGATTGTTTGTAATAAACTGCAATATTAAACAATGCATTATTCCTAGAGCCTTGTCCAAATCCTGTTGCAGCAAGTTTATTTAGACAAGGTGGTCCTGCAGGAAATGCCTCCTCTATTTTTTTCTCTTCTGTTTTAATTGCTTCGACTTGATCTTTTGTGCAAGCCCAAACATCATAGAGCTGATAAAATTCCTCAAGTGTACAACCGGTGCCATTATCGTTGATAGCATAACGTAATCCTTTCATTTCGTTGTAGTAGGGTAAATTTAAAAAGTTACCTGTGTCCCCACGTTCCACAAGTATCTCTGTTTGTTTTGGAAAAATTTCTGACCCTTCATACCCGAGTATGATTGCCATCTCTTTTAATTTTGATTGCATCAAAGATGCTGGAATGTTTTCTTTTGTAAATAAAAATACGTGTGCGCCGCCTGATTTACTACGGCAAACTATTAATGGAAGTTTAAGATCCCGGATACTTTTAACGAGGCTAGTATGATCAAAGTTATATTCATCAATATCAATGCACCCCCACCTACAAGTATTATTTTCCGTGATAGGGATGATTCCCAGGGCTGGTCCTTTTCCTGCGATATGGTTTGACCAGAGTTCATCTGTGACTTGTCCACGAACAATAAAAGCTTTGCCTTTTTGTTTTCCGTTGTCGCCACGTTCACCTGGTTGATATTGTCCATATGCTATTTCTAATCCTAAAAATATTGATTTAAATTTATCCATTATCATTTCTTTGCAGTTTGTAAAGGGGGGACCTCACAATCCCCCCAATTTTTTTAGTACGGAGTTGAATCCGATACTTTCTCTTCCACATCAGCTTTTGTTTGAACGTTCCCTTTAGACACATTTCCACCAAACTCTTTGGCTGATAAGTACAAAGACTTATCTTTCTGGTCTAAAATTCTGTCCATCGTAACAACCCAGCCGTACCAAGAACCTTTATCGTTCTTTTGTAGCGTAGA